CATGTAAGCGGGGTGATGTGCTTTAACACCGTTACAACCATTGTAACAAGCAAAAGGAGGCAGCCGTGATATACACAATCCGCCGGTATTACCTTACAGATATACCTGCGATGGTTGACATGGTGCAGCAGTTCTTGCTGCATCAAATTGCAGGACAAAGCAACTACTTTGTAGGTGTGGACTTTGTGCCTACAAAGGTGTATAACCTACTAAAGATGAACATCAGTAATCCAGAGTTCTTCTGCAACATTGTAGAAGATGAACAAGGCAAACTTGTTGGTGGGATGGCTGGTTATCTTGCAGAGTTTATCTTTTCAGATAAAACTGTTGCAAAAGATCATATCCTTTTCATGTCGCCAGAAGTTGTTAGCAGTCGGATCGTTATCCGACTTGTTACAACCTTTGTAACGTGGGCAAAGAATATGAATGCTACAGAAGTGCAGTTGTGCAACTCAACAGGTTTCAAGCAGCAACAATTCGCTGCTTTGGCAAAACTGATGAAGATGCAACAGTTTGAAATCGGATATTCTCGGAGGTTCTAATATGTGTGGTGGCGGCGCTCCCCAAGACAACAGCGACAAAGTTGCGCAGATCGAAGCAGATCGTGCGCGCGAAGCGGCAGCAGAGTTGGCGCGTACACGTGCTGCGGATGAAGCAAGGTTCAACACAAACCTAAATAGTGCATATACATCTGCAATTGGCGATGCAGAGAGTTATTTTACATCAATGGGACTTGATCCTGCACAATACGGCGATGCAATCTCTCGTGGCGCAACTCAAAGACGAGGCACGGTGCCACAACTTGACAGCGCGCCGGGGTCGTACTTTGCGGGCCTCGGCCAAAGTGTATTCAACAGCGAGCAGGATAGTCTGCGCAATCGCTCTACTCGTGCTGTGAACAGCTTTTCACAGGATGGCTTTGACCGCAACAGGATCGCAGACACAGCGGATGATCCATTTATTGCTTCTTTGTTGGAAGAACAGTTCCTCGATAGCCAGCGGCGGCTGGAAGGGCAGGTTGCGCGTGGGACGTTGACAAATTTTGGCTTGCAGCAATCAATGCGAGATTTGCAGCGGCAGCGCAGTGGTGCGAACAACAATTTGAGTGCTTTGTCTGGAGCAATCCTTGAAACCGGACGTGGCAATTTGCGCAACATCGCCTCCAGTGGTCGCACGGCTGCGAGCGGGTTGAACCTTGGACAGTCGTTTGATCCGTTCAGCTTTGAACGTGAAATCAACGACAGCACAAGTTCCTTCATGACAGGCTTGAATGATCGCATTCGTGGTGCGGCGCCGATAGATTTGTTTGACCTTGGCGCGGCGTTTCAGTTTGGTGGCCAACGCCAAGGTGCGCAATCCACTGGCTTTGATCCAGACGCGAGTGCAGGCATTTTGTCCTTCTTTGTCGATGATGAAGAAAAGAAGAAGAAGAAATCGCAAGTCGAAAACGCATTCTAATACAAGGGTTGTAACACAATGGCAATTCCATTCGCTGCTATTGGCGGACTCGCCCAAGCGTTTATGGGCATGAGCAGTGCTAATACGCAAAACAATCTAATGGGCCAACAGATCATGGAAGCGCGGCGAAGTAACCGTGCCGGAGAAAAGATGGCCAAAGCCTCTCGCACTGATGCGCAGGGGAATAAACTCGTTTATATCGAGGGACAAGGATGGGTCACAGAAGTCTCAGCGATCATGCGAGCCATTCTTGACGGACAAAATCGAGAACAACTTGCGACGCTGCGTGAGGATGCACCACGGGCACGAGAAGCAAGCATCCGCAAAGACAACCGCAGCCGTGAAGCAAGTGATGAATATGATCGTTTAACGAGCAAGCGTCGCAATGGTCCTGAAAAAACAGAAGCACTGTATCGTGCAGAAGAAGTCGTTCGATCATCAGAAAGCAACCGAGGCACGGTCCCTGCAAGCGTCCTTGCAGCAGCAATGCGAAGCGGCGACCCTGCGGCGATGCAAGGCGCTGTCAACGCTGCGAGGAAAACGGAAAGCAGTGCAGGCAGTCGCATTGCCGATGCACAAAACACAGGTTCGCAACGATACTTTACGGAAAAGTCTGCAAGGGATCAAATATTCTTTAATGAACTTGGGCAAGTTCGGGGCGTCGCTGATAATGTAGACGGTGCGCAACCTTACATGGCAGATGTTAGCGGGCAGTTGTATGGGCGACAAGATCAAGCCTTGCAAACGTTGATGGGAGCAATGCAGAATGGCAGTGCTGGCGTTCAAAACGCGCTTGGTAACGCTGCAAGTGGATGGAAAACGCCCGATATATCTGGTATATTCAATGGTTTGGAGAGTTTTCAGACACAACGTGCTAATGAAAGAGCGGCGAATAGTCAGCAGGCGCAACAACAAGCGATGCTTGCGCAAGCGGTATATGAAAGCCAGATGATGGAAAACCAACTGAAACAGCGGCAAATGCGACAAAAACTTAACGCATTTTAATGGAGAGACGCTATGGATGATATGCAGAAAAGCTATCAAACGATTGCTAATGAAGAAAATGCCCGGTTACAGGCTGGTGGAAAAACCGTGCAACATGCGACAGGTGGCGGCGGTTTGTCTGCTAACCCTGCTGATGTGTTCAAACAGTATGAACAACAAGCCGTTGCAGAAGGCGGCAATCCAGCAGGCAGCGACGGTGCGCTCATGATGGCGACACAGCTTGTGTTTCAAAATGTCATTCGGGACATGGATCCTGAACAAGTTGCAGGGCTGACAGCCTCTGACGCAGCGGCAATGTTGTTTGGCAACCCAGAAGCTGCTGGTGAGTTTGGGCCAGATTTTGATGCAATGGACCCTGCGGGTAAGATGCAGTTGTTGCAAGATATTGCTGGTGCTGGCGGTGACGGCGATGCAATGATGGAACAAGAGCAAAAACAGCAAGCTGACCAAATGCAGATGCAGTAAAGTGTTACAACGCTTGTAACGAAGTGAACAAAGGGAAAGCAAAATGACTCGTGGACAAAACGATCTAGATAAATCTTATCAGCAAATTGCCAACGAAGAAAACACGCGATTGAAGGCATCTGATGGTATGCGCCCCGACAGTGATGAACCGATGGGAAGGCGGCAAGTTATTGAGCAAGCCAAACAGATGCTAGAACAACAGATGCAAGAAAGTGGTATTGAATATGACACAGAAGAATACTGGCAAGCACATGATGGCATGGCACAACAGGTGATTGGTGCTTTGGGTGTGCCGTATCAAGACCTTACACCAGAAGAACAAGCGAACCTGCTCGGCACGTCTACCGATGCTTTGAACACAATACATCAAGGCAACGCGAGCAACAAAGGCAGCTACGCCGTGCAGCAAGATCGCAGCAATCTTCGCACAGGCGCACAATAAACAAAGGGAACGAACAAGATTATGGCAGGCATCGCAGAAGTTAAAGCACAGCTAGATGCACAGGTTGCCGCAGGGCAGCTTACCGAAGATGAAGCTATGACCATTCTTGCTCGGTTCGCTGTTACTGGCAGTGTTGATGCAGTGCGGGGACCAGCATCGTTTGCAGATACGATGTTACAGCCTGTTGCGCCGGTTGTCAGCAATCCTGCGTCTGCGAGGTTGGGCGATCTTAAGGCCATTGCCGCGTCAGATAGTGGGACCATCAACCCCGACTATGTTGCTGCGGCCGTTGCAGAATTGGAAGGACGTGCGGCTATTCAAGGACAATCTTTCTTTGAGACGTTGCAGAACCCTGATGCATTGGAGCGCATCGGGCGGACTGCGCTAAAATCCCCGTCAGCGTTGATTAACGGCCTAGTCAACGGTATTCCGGGGCTTGTTGGCACTGCACTAGGCATGGATAACTTTGGCACAAGAAACATGAATGAGTTCTTGGATCAGAACCAACGGCAGAATGATTTCTTTGGTGTTAGCGATGCAATTACGCCTGTAGAAAGCCTCGCTGAGAACTCTATTTCTGCATTGATGCCGGGTGGGGTTGCTGTTAAAGCTAGTATGGTTGGTGTAGATTTCATGGTCGATCAGACCATTCGAGAACTCACCAGCAGCGAAGAAGGCTATGAAACCGTCTTTGATAAAACTGGTATATCTGAAAAAAGCGAAAGCTGGAATATACATCCACTACTTGCACTGCCAGTAGCAATTGCTGGCGGTTTCATGGGCGCAAGCGTTATCAATAAATTGCGTGCTTCCGCCGTTGTGCCGCCGCCGACTTTGGCGAATGTGAATGACTTTGACAAAGTTGCACCGGGAGATTTGCAGTCGCTTGAGCGCAGCAGCGACGCAATCCTTGCATATACCGTTGACGAGGTTGCAGCACTTGAACGCATATTGCAACGTGCAGGATTGCCGAACCAAGCCGATGTAGCAAAGAAGATTTCACTTAACAGCCATGCAGCAGCAAATGTGCGCAGCCGTGAAGCAGTCAATACAGGGACGTTGAGTGTAAACGGACGCAGCTACCGTGCGCCTGTTGCTGTGCGGCAGATATATCAAGCAGCAATGGATTTGCCAGTAGAAGTGCGGTTGAAGCTAGAGCGGTATCTTAATGCGAAAGATGCATTAGACGATGTTCGCATTGCCATTGCCAAGAATATGCCCGGTAATCATGCTGCGACAGAGGCACGGCTGCTTTCTGAGATTGGTGCTAATGCGGCACAAATACCGCGTGGTGTAATCAGACAGTTTGAACCTGCGTATCAAGCAGCAACACAAGCTGCACGAGATTTTATGGATGGCGATTTGCTTAGCCCTGCGGCGAAACTATATCTTGATACAAACCGTAGGCACTATGTGCCATTGGATCTTGGAAACGTTGATCCAAAAGCGACACTGATTGATCGAATTATCCAAGCAAACCGTGAAGCACCATATATTCCTGATGACGCATTTCTCAAGGAACGAGGCGGTAGCGGCAGCTACGATCTTGACCAACGCGGTAGCCCTTTTGAACTGCTTGTTGGTTATACCCAAAGCATGGCTCGTGCTACTATGAAGAATGATGCAAGGCTGGCGATTGTTGATGGTCTTATGAATAGCGCGCATGGCAAGACAACGATGCGGCTGGTCAAAGATGGCGATGACATTGCAGGAAATCAATGGAGGCTTGTCACAGTATATCGCAACGGCGAAAAAGAGCAATATATCACTAGCCAGTTGCAGGCGCAATTGATGCAATTTGATCCATACATCGCACAGCATCCAACAATGTTTATCATTAAGCGTATCCAAGAATGGAACATGGTTGGGCCGGGCAGCATAACATTTGCTCCGATTACGGCCATTCGTGATACATTTGCAGGCGCTGTGTTGCGTCAAGCAGGCACGTCTACAGGCAGTTTTGCCCAAGTTGCTGCGGCTGTTCCAAAGCAGTTGTGGGCTAAGGCGCAGCACGCTATTGCGACGAATTTGACCGCAGGTCTTGTTAGCGGTAAACAGATGATACCGGAAAGCGTGTGGCCTAATGCCAGCCGTGCGGCACTGGCACAACGCATGAGCAATAACTATGTGAACAGCCTGTATCACCTTGCAAACCGAGCAGGCGGCTTCGACGGCAGCATCACGCGGAACAACATTGTTGTTACACAGAACGCTTTGGGAGAAGTGCGCCGCTCTTTGCGTGATGGGCCACTGCTGAATAACCGCGCAGTAGACAGCATTGTTGGGCAACTCGGCATTAAAGGTGCAGAAGGTTTCATTGATGGCTTTGTGGCACTATTTGATGCGGTACAGAACGCGCCACGATTTGCGGCATTGGCGCAAACCGTCAAAGCGGGCCGCAGCGTGGAAGATGCCACGGAACTTGCGCGCGGCATCACTGGCGACGTTAGCCGTGCTGGTCGGTATTATCGGCCTGATGGCTTCGGTATGCAAGTGGATGCAGTTGACCGTGGTGTTACAACCATTGTAGCACCGAGAGTAGGTAAATTTGCAACAGCCGCAAGGGAAACTGTCCCGTTTGTGAACCCAATGATACAGGGTATGCGGCGACTGGTTGGATCGTTTCGTGATGACCCTGTAGGAACAATACAACGTGCTTGGATGCACGTTGGGTTGCCTGCCTTTGCTGCGTATAGCTGGAACGAAATGATGGGGCAGGAATACAACGACTATGCCATGTCGCGGCGTAGTGCATATGACGTTGCAATGAACATGTATATTGCAATTCCCGGATTACCGCCAGAGCAAGGCATCGAAATCCCACTGCCGCACGAGTTGTTGATGTTCAACAGCCCATACACCCGGTCGCTGCATGGACTGCTTGAGGGCGAAAGTCGTGATGAAAAATCCGCAGCCATGATGCAATTGGCATGGCAGATGCTTACCAATTCTACGGAGTTAATGTCACCTGCCATTTTGACACCAGCATTTAACATGGCAAAGACTACTGCACCGGGCGGCATATTTAGCTATGACCGGGGCGTGTATGAAATTAGGGAAGATTATGTCGGCAGCTTACCCCAACACATTGAACAGGTTATCCGTGGCATGTTCTCTGCGAATGGTGATATGGCGATACAACTTGCATATGCACTCGGTGAGGACAACACTGCGCCGTTTAACACGTTTCTGGAGGAAGTGACGCACAGCACCAGCAAACGTGCTGTGATTGTGAAAGGACTTGAGGGTAAAAAAACGGCAAATGTCACTTATTCGCTGCCTGCGGAATATGACCGTGCCAAGGTTAATGCGATGGAGCAGGTGTTTCAATATATAAAACCGGAAACGATGCTGAATGTTGATGGAGTAGAATTGACAGAGACACCGAATAAGAAATCGACAAACAGCTTTAGTGACGCACCTGCGGGTTTTGATACATCAGGAGATACAACAAAGGCGATTATAGGACCAAACCCTAGAGTGGTTTCTGTTAACCCTATCATAAATGTGATGGGAGACGCCATCCTTGATGATGCCCGTCGAAACGGCATTAACATTTCTGGGATCACTGATCGAGACCAAAACTACCAAGCGCAGATTAAGCGGTTGAAGTTGTTCAATAGTGGCCACAGCGAGGCAATCGCCGAGTGGGAACAACAAATATACAGCATCAGAAACGGTGATGCTAATACACGAGATTTGCAGGAATTGTTGAAGAACACGAATGTTGATCTTGAGACATATGCAGGCCGCGTGAAGCTGATCAACCTAATAGAGAACGAACGCAGCTACCTTGTGCGACAAAAGTTGGAATTGTATGAACGTGTTGAAGAAGCCGTGACTGCGCAGTTATTGGCGTCTGGTATGATCCCAGAAGGCGAAACGTTCAGGATTGAAAAGCATCTTGATCCGAATGATCCTGATCCGTTTGGGATGAAATAGTGTTACAATGCTTGTAACGGAAAAAGGCGCACCGGTTGATGCGCCCTTTTCTTTGATGTAATGGTGGGAGGCAGTGGAGTCAGATTAGGTTCTCTTTCCTTGCAAACCAATCGTGTATGCGGACAGTACAACTGCCCATTCCGGCATAAAGGCTGTCATCATCGGCTTTAGCCAATGTGGCACGTGGTACCCATTTTTCTTCACCAGTGCTTTCAAGGACAAGCAGAAATGCTTTTGACGTTTCAGCTTTTACATTGCTGATTTCAATGGTGATAAATTCCATGCGTTCACTGGACATTACAGTCTCTCCAATGTAATAAGCGTCGTAGCGCGCCAGACCTTGACGGGCCGTTTGCTGTGCGCCATGTTGACTTCAAACGATTGCACAAGATTGCGACTTTCCCAATCACCGAGAACTTCTCGCAATCGCTCCGATACATAGATTTTTGTGCGACACTTTTGTATCAACGTGCTGTGGGGAACACCCATTGTGCCCGCAGACACAAGAATGTATTTCATCTTTTCCTTAAGTCGATTTAAGTTTCGGGGCAGTGTCATCTGCTTGGTCCTTGTTTGTTTCTTTGGGTGCGTCCGCCACATTCGGCTCGTCTATTGTGATTATGTCCTCGTTAATTATCGTCAGATTGATAGAATGCTGTGCATCAAGATATGCGTTAAACTCGTCTTGAAACAGCGCAAGCATTGCAAGAATATTGTCGCTGTTGATGCTGATGCCATAGAAAAGCGACGCATCAATCTTTGCGACGAGGGTCGCTGCGCGTTCATGGTAGTTGCATTCTTTCATTGTGTCGAAGAACAGGCCATCGACGCTGAGGTAGCCACTAACTTGTTTCATTGTTGTGTTTCCTTATGCGAGGAATGAAAGAACGCTGTCGATGATCTGTGCGTTGTAGTTCTTGGTTTTGTCGTTGAATACACCAACAGAGTGTATGCCGGGGCTGTTGATGTAGCCACGAATGTCGTTGTCGAATATTGTTCCCGGTGCAACAATCTGGATCAATGCACAGTTGCTTGCACCAAATTTGCGAATGATCGGAATGAGTTCACACGCACGGCCACAATCTGATACAATGATTGTATCCTCGTCTTGTTGGAGAATTTCGTCAACGAGGCAGCGCCCGAGCCAACCTTCGCCGAGGACCAACGCCATTTGTTGAAACACTTGAATTTGCATTTCACGATAGGACATACCGAATGCAGGGTGGATGCCATCTTTGTATAGGTCAAGCTGCGCGTGTGTGCTGTTGAGGATTGCTGATGCGGCTGCTTTAAGTGGCCGCGATAACTTCATATGCGCGAAGGCCGGAAGCACTGTGCGCAGAATGCCAACGGCGTGATCTTTGCCGCTGCGGGGTGGGCCGTTGAGGAATACGATCCTAGGCATGGGGTGGTTGCTCCACTGTGAGGTGTTTGTTGATGTATTGTCTTGCACGGGCAATTGTTAAAAGGGTTGTAACGGGTTCTAGTTCGCGGTTGTATACGGTGACATAGCTTGTGCCGTTGGGGTTTCTGACGTGTCGATATGCGCAGCCTTTATAGGCAATTTTGTTGTATAGTCGGATAAGTTTGTGGGGTTTCATGAATGGTTCCACCGCATGATATATTTATGGTGCTTTTCTGGTATAAAGTCAACTTTGGCTGTGTGTGTCGCATAATCAAAGTAGTTTTTGCAGCTAGGACAGTGCCAAACGAGTGTGTATATGTTATCTTCGGCGGGTGCAAGTTTCATCTTGGTGTCGCAGTGTCTACATGCGATGCCGATGATGTGGTTTGGGCGTGTGCGCGTAACCGTCATATCTTTGCCGCCTCTATTTTGATTTCAACTTGATTGCTCATGCTACGGCGTCCTTCTGGTGCTGACCATTTGAAGTCTGCGGGGATAATCATCGGCTCAGTTTTGTTCGTTACAATGCTTGTAACCATGATGGGCTTTTCGGCGTATGCCTTGATAATGGACATTGCAGTTTTGGCAAATTGCGGTGTTGCAACGCCGTAAAGGGCATCGTGGATGTTGATTGTGATCTTGGCCTGTGTATGGTCCCAACGGTCGTCTTCATGTGCCTCATACCAGACTTGCGACACCTTGTCGCCAATGGTGCTTTGTGGACGAAACGCTACAATGGATTTAAGCGCATCGTCGCTGTCTAGGCGTTCAAGGAAGATAAGTCTGCGACCAAGAGAATTAAACAACATGCGTTTGCGACGCACGTCTGCTTCGATCTTTGCCCACCAGTGCTTTAATTCGGGATTAGTCCGGTGGTACGTGTAGTAATTCTTCGCAGCTTCTCCTATGGAGAGGCCGGTAGTCTGTGCGAGGCGTGGATATTCCATGCGGTAGTTAAGCCCGTGACGACAGCGTTTAGCTATGTATCGTTCTGTGAAATAGCTGGTTGCTGGATCAAACTCGGGGTGATTAGGCTTGCGGCCAGCAGCGTCAAGTATATCTGCTTTTGGTATCTGGTCATAGGGCTTCTTAAACATGGTAGCGGCGAGTGATCTATGCGCATCGTAATCGCCTGTGGTTCTTGCGAGTTCAAAGTCATGTTTCCACTGTTCAATGTTTGCATCCCATGCGACGTAGCGGGCTTCTGCTTGGCCGAGGTCGAACGAGAACCAGACAAGGCCGGGGTCTGCTATGAACATGCCACGGGCGTTTTCCGGCTGGTTCTGCATATTACCGCCAGACTTCCACATGACCTGTGAAGATGAAAGGCGTCCCGGTGCGGCTTGCGTGCCGAATTGCTTCCATTCGCAGCGATAGCGGTCGTCTGGGTCGAGAGTGGTATTGACGTAGGTGGAAAAGAATTTATGCACCTCTGCGTAGCGGTTGAGTTTGATGATAAGGTTCTTGGCGCGCTCGCTAACACGAGGGTCTTTAAGCCAAATGTCACGAATAGGTGCTGCGGTGCTGCCGGAAGCGTGTGTACATTTGAGCAAGTCGTAAAACAGATGCTTTAGCTGCTTCGGGCTGTTTGGGTTGACAACGAGTTCGTGATCGCCTGTTGCGTCTGTAACCACATGTGCGAACTCGACAAAGCTATCTTCGACCTCCTTGGTCAGTTGCTTATGCAGACGCGTCTTTTCCTCAACGTCAACGAGGATGCCATTGACTGTCGCTTCGACAAGGTGTGGGTGTAAGCGCATTACATGGGTTGTAAAGAAGCTGTGCAGGTTCTGTTCGCGTAGTTCTTTCTCCAGTTCTGTAGCGATTGCATAGGTGATTGCCGCGTCAGTAGCGTTGTAGGACCAAAAGCCATCAAGGTCGCCGCCTTCGTGAAAGGCGTCTTTCTCGTCCTTGTAGTAGGGGTGGGTTGTGTACTGCGCAGTGAGGAAGCCAAGATTGTGTGGCAGTTTTGGATATAATGTATGATGTGCGAGCAGTGTGTCAAAATTGACTTGAAAGCGCGCATAGTCTTTGTAGCCCATGAAGTAACTGTCGAAGCTGCCGTTCTGTGCTATTACAACGGTTGTAGGGTCGTCACAAGCTGCGATAAAACGCAGCATAATTGCAGCTTCTTCTGCTACGGTGTAGTAGTTATCGCGTTGGTCACGGAATGCGATGCACATGGCTTCGTTTGGGCCATAGGCAACGCCAATGCAAGCGGTTTCCATGCCAATACATTCAATGTCCGTGGAAAAGCGCCCACTTGCCTGTGCAGTTGCGATATATGCGATAGCTTCGTCAAATGTTGGATAGAGGATTTTCTTGACAAAGTGCGGCTTGTAATCACCTTTGAGAATGTCCGCAGCTTTCTTCATGTCCATGAGGAACACGATTTCCTGTGAAGGATCACGCATAATAATGGAAGGATTGTTTGCAACAACGACCTTACAACCGTTGTAATCATAGACGCTGCCACGACGACGGGTAATATCATCAAGGCCGAGCAGTGCGGCGAGTGGGCCACCACCGACAACGATGATGACCTCTAGATGATGCAACTGTGCAAGTTCAAATTGCAGCGCCTCTTTCCAGAGTTCGTATTCCATCTGTGGCACAGGTGTCTTGCTGGTGACACGGCGTTTGATTAACGTCGTGCAGTAGCAATCGTTGCGGTTGATGCCAACGGAGCGCAACGCATTCATTAAGTGCTTGCCGCCGCCGCCTACAAACATTTTGTTGAACAGTGCCTCTTGCTCGCCAATATATTCGCCGACAACAGCAATCTTTGACCGCTCGTCGCCATCCATAGAGCACTGAATGTCGAGATTGTAACTTGCCGTGTGTTCAACGAAACGCTCAAACAGTGTTGTCATGTAGTGTTCCTTTATTGCGTGTAGTTGTGAAAGTCCACAGCAGCGCGCGTTTGTGTTCTTGTTGTGCATCTGCAACGTGCGCGCTGATAAAGCTGTATATATCGTTTATGCGCATGTCGAGGCAATATGCAATGTCTTTCGGTGACGCGAAGTACGGCGCTGACGAAGCAATCCGTGTGAAGTTGTATGCGTATGTGCGAACCCCTACAAGGCTTGTAACAGCCTTTGGCACACTTGCGGCATGAGTAATTGCAGCATGGGCGATCCATGCTGCAACTTCATCAGACAAGCTGATGTATTTATAGGTCAACACGCTCGACCGTTTCGGGACGGTATACCTGTTCAAGCTGTGCGCGCTTCTTGTCGATGACTGCCAGCATCTTCGTAACTTGCATGGGTGTGTATTCGTAGCTGCTGGCTGCGCAATTCATAAGCAGGTCGAACTGCTTAATCAGCTTGTTAAGGCGCGCACTGGCGAGGCGGGAAAAGCGTTCAGCTTTTGTCTCACCGGGAATGCTTTCGATTTCCGGTGCTTCGGCTTCGCCATTGCCGAACGGGTTTTGTGTATATTCGTTCATGGTTTAGTTCCTTGGCCATATGTCAAGGGGGTCAAGTTTCCCATTGATCGCTTGTTCATCGCGGAGTTGATTAGCGTGAAGTGCGATGAGGAAGGCTTCACGTCCAGAGACTACACGACCATGTGTGGTGATGTAGTGGTTGTTTGTATCAACATGACTTGCGAAGTCGGAGACGTTCTTGATACAATGGTTGTAATGGTCCATCAGCAGCATGTTAGTTGGCACAGGAATGGCAACATGGTATCCGAGAGCACTAATGCTGTGGGCACTGTGCCGCAGTATCCAACAAGGGCAGGCTATTGCTTCACGAGAACGTTTCATTTGTGATGTTTACCTTTGTTTCAAGACCATAGGATATACTACCGCCAACGTTGAAGATGATAAGCCGCTCTTTTGCACGGGTGACGGCAGTGTAGATATTCTGCCGCGTGAGCGCACGAGAACGACTAGAGATAAACAACACGGTGTTGAACTGTGACCCCTGTGCTTTGTGTGTAGTAATGGCATAGCCTAGCTGCATCTGCGTTCGTGGGTCAAAGATGAACTTCTTGCCAGTAAACTTGTTGAAAACCTCCATCTGTGAAGGAATTGCCATGTCACGACCATCAACTGAAATGTGAATTGTGCCACTTTCGGTGTTGAAATCTAGGATACGGCCAAGCGTTCCATTCATCAGACCAAGGTCGTAGTTGTTGTCAGTCCAGAGAATTTTATCACCGCGTTTGAATTTGCGCGTGACAAGTTCGCCATCTTTATTCGTTTTCCATACAGTGATGCTTTCTTTTTCCTTGTTAAACTTCGTCTGAATAACGCGGTTGATGACTTCCGTGCCGTGAACAGTTTTATTCGTAGGCGTGATGATCTGCGAATTGTCGCTGGTGAAGTCGATTATATTCGCAAGCGCAAGGATGCGTGTGCCCGTGTCTGTTGACATTATGCGGTGGATTTCGACCTGATCATTCGCCTGTGGCATACGATTGCGGATGATGCGGTCGGCTAATTCAACAATGCCGTCAGTGCTGCGGAAGTTCTTGGAAAGCGTGACGGATGGGAACTTCACAAGGTCTTTGGAGAACGGAGAAAATGACGGGTTCTTGCGGCTATCGCTGCCAACACTGCCGATTGGTGGAAGCTGGTTAATGTCACCAAAAAAGCGGATGACACAGCCACGTTTCATTGCATCAATGAGGCTGCGGCGAAGTTCGACGGATAACATGGATGCCTCGTCGATGAAGATAGCGTCGTAAGGCATCGGGTTCAGTTTGTTGTAGGCAGGAAGTGTTATGTCCTTGTCATCTTCGGGGGCGGTGTATCGCAGCATTCGGTGGATGGTCATTGCCTTGATACCAGTTGCTTCTTCAACACGTTTGGCGGCACGGCCCGTAGGTGCTGCAATGGCGATGGAAAACTTCGGAGCACCTGCGGCGTCGAAGCCGATGGTTTCGATACAAGCATTGTAAACAGCATCGCTAGCACCGAGAAGCGTAGTTGTTTTACCGCTACCAGCTTGGCCGGTAACGGATGCGATTTTGACAGAGAGATCACCGCAGAGAGTGATGGCTTGAAGCTGTTCGTCGGAGTAAATAAACTCAAGCATCAGAAAGGCACCTCGTCGTCAAAGCCGTCGTGGTTAAGCACGGGTGGTGTCGGGGAGTGGCGTGAATTAAAAGCATCGACTAGGGCCTGTGCTTTCCAAACGTCCTCGCGGGAAAAGAACAGGCTGACTTCGCTATCATTTAATGCGAACGTTACGGTTGCATGTTCAACATTTCCACTATCAAAAGTGTGGACGGTGGCGGTAATCGGGCTGTGCATTGTTACAGTAAGCGTCATGGTGTTTGTTCCTTTTGTTGATGGAGCGGCAATTGTATGCCGCCCCTATTGCTACAACCGTTGTATCAGACGGTGGGCAGCGCGCGAACGCTGTCAACGTTGTTGGTGGGCGAGCCTTGATACTCTTGCAAGTTCAGCAAGAGTTGCACTTCTTTGCCGATCCATTCGGACGTGTTGAACTCGTTACCGACAAGTTCAAGGCCGAGCGCGTTGAGTGCTTGCTTAAACGGCTTGACCGTGCGGCGGTTGTTTGGATCGGGAAGCTGAACTCTCGCGTAGGTTACTTTTGTCCCTTCTGGGTTGTTCTCTACGTCGTAATCCGCGGGGTAATCCGAAGGGTCGATGCGGAATACCATGTAGAGATAGCCATTGGGCTGCTTCTCACTGTGGCGTATCTCGACTTCGCGGAGTTCCGCGCGATAGGGTCCGGCAGGCAGTGGATCAAATTCAACGAGGTCTTCGAGGTTCACTGCAAGTTTGATAATGTCGGACATAGATAGTCTCCAAGTTGTTGTGCACGAGGGCACCGGGTTAAGATGCTACAATGGTTGTAACACCTGTGGATAATCGCGGTTGCGATCATTTCGGGGGAGTGCGAAGCTTGCTCCGCGTCTCCTGAAACTTTGCGATGATGTTGGACAAGCTGCACGGCTGGCCTTCATCGGGGCTGTATATGTCGTAGTTGAGGTCGAACTTTGGCACGTCCTTTGTATCGAAGATGCGGCTACCCATAGGGCGCTTTTCACCAAACGGTGCGAGGTAGACAGTGCGGCGGTTGCCACTGGCAAGCGCAAGGTGGTAGATTTCGCTGACCGCAAACGTGGACTGCATACGCACTTTTGCAGGTGCAAGGATAGTATGCTGCACGATGGTTTTACCCGCTGCGTCGTATTCGGGGTCGTCGCTGTGGGCAATGAAGAAACAGTTCATCTTGGTCTGTGCAGTGGCGCGTAGTATCTTGCCGACAATGTCACTGGCATTGTTGTTGCGGGCGCCGTATGCTGCGAGGCCGGGCGTTTCTAGCGATGGGGCGAATACCATGCTTTTGCCTACACCTTTGGCGATTGCGTCGTAGAGGCTGGCGATTACAATGGCTGTAAGGCTATCGACAACGACGCTGGTGTATTTATCCTTGTTGTTGATGATGTATGTTGCAGCTTTCTTGCCTTCGGTAATTTGTTCGCCGGGTGGTAATGGTGCAAGGTCGAGAATGTCTATGTCGTCGCGGTGTGCGACAGAGAGGTATCCATCCGGGTCGAAGTTAATGAGCAGTTTCTTGCCGGGAAGGGACATTGCCCATGTGGTTTTGCCTGTCTTTGCTTCACCCCAAATGAGGCCAGCGAGACGGGCACTTAGTGCGCTTGTTGATACGACTTCGACCATGAAGTTATTCCTTCCGCAGCAATGCCTTGAGTTCACTTGGTGACAGATTGCTTTCAAGCTGCATCTGTTCCCAAATGATAGGACGATCTTCCTCGGCAGCTGTGCATAGGTCGAGAAAGCTGCATGGCCGGAAGTAACGATTGCAGCTATGCGTATACATCGGTGCATGAACAGCATGGATGCCGGGGTAGCTGTTGATCGTATGCCGTGCATGTAGTGCTGTGTTGAGGAAGTTGAGAATGCTTTCGTGGTCACGGCCTTCGCTGAACGTCATCACGGGTGTGGTTGTTTTGCGCACAGGTACGGCGGAGCCTGTGATGATTACATCCATTTTAACGTTGTCGAAGTATGCGTGAAGCGCGCCGATGTATGCCGTAAGCTGGTGCCGTGTGCGGAATGTTTCACGCCAAGCATCATTCATACCAGATGACGTTTTGTATTCGCCTAGTGCAACAACGCCTGTGCTGCGGTTTTCATACACCATGTCCGCGAGGCCGATGAAGCGAAACTGCTGCACAGTGTCATCAGACATTTGGATAGTGAACACAACGTCGAGGCTCTTTTCGATACCGACAGGCGCAGTAGGATCATTGTCGTCTTTGACGTAGAGGCGATACTGCGCAAGATTGGAAAGGTAATGATGTGCGAGTTGAAGTGCGACGTGTTCAAGGTTGGACAACGTGCGGTTCTTGTCGTTGGGTTCATCGTAATAGTCAGATGATCCGATGACGCTGTAAACGAGATACTCGAAGCCACGAGCCGGATTGTCTTGGTAGCGGCGCAATGCTTCTGTCATGTTAAAAGCATTGTAACGGCCATCGCGGAAAAGGTTTTCGCCATGAAATTTTGCATGATCGGGAAGATCATGTTCAGTAATAAGATGGAATAGGTTGAACGCTGCAAGGCAGTCATGCATAAGCGAGCCTGCCTCAAGGGCAAGCTGACGATAGCCAATAACGAAGCGTTTGTGTTGAACGTTGTGAATGATGCCCCAACGCGGGCAGGTGACAACCGCCTCAATCATGGATGATGTGAGGTAAGGCATATCGCTGTTGAGTTCGTCTTGACTTGTTGGCCGTGCTGACCAATTGACAGGGACGGCTGCGATGGGATAGCATACAACGGTTGTAGCCGGGGGAAGTTGCATGGTGTTGTTCCTTTGCTGTGGGTATGCTTGTTGCTGCCCATCTTGTTATAGTTATTTATAGCAAGATGGGCAAGTTGTGTCAAGAGTTATTTTCTCACGTTGCTGTTGTGGTTAGTCGATCCTCGCTACGCGGAACGTTCCATCGAGTTGCACGACAACAACCCAAGCATGTGGAAAAAACAGGATTGTTTCATCGCGCAGCTTTGCACGAGCAATTTCAAAGTAGGGAGGATCGTCGGGATAGGTGATGCTGCTTGGCAGCAGGTCTGCGTGGTGTTTAAGCGTGAACCCTTCAAAGTCCATCCAGCCTCCGCCACGGCTGTATGCTGTGTCGATCTGCGACACGGCGTCACGGGTGTCGAGTTCGTTGATGAATTGTGGAAGGATGCCGAGTTCTTCGGGGCTGTGGTTCTTGCGCATGTACCATATGGTTGTCATGATTTTGTTCCTTCGTGTTGTGTTACATTGGTTGTAACGGTTGTCAGTTAACAGGCGTGTCATCTTCCGGGCCGAACAGCGTCGCCATGTCAACACCGCTGCGGGCGCCAAGACGACTGATTGCTTCGTGTGTGGCTACAGTGACAGTTGTGCCTTTTTCAACGACTTGTGCGAGCATGAGCATATTACTGCGCAGTTCTCGGATTTCCTTTTCCATCTGCATCTGCGCATCATGTATACGCATGATAACAACGGCGAGCGCGGGATGAAGTTCGGCCTGTTTAAGTGCCTTGGCAACGTCCTCTGCTACATTGGTTGTAAGGCTTGCGCGGTTGATAGCTTGTTGGATCAGGTCAGCTTTTTTCATAGTATGGTTTCTCCGTCAATTTGTGTTGTTATTTGCACACTTTCAAGTTCTGCACCAAAGTTGTCAATGTTGATGTGCGTTACAATGAAGTTGTGGTGCTCTTTTGCCCACTGAGTAATTAGGAGCATCACTTGATTGTCTGAAAGTGTCATCGTTTTTCGTGTTGTTACAACTGATGTAACAGTTGTTTTAACATTGTGCACACTCATAGCCTTGTTTCCTCGTTTTCGATGTTGACAATTACATTGTGACGATTGGACAATGCCCCAATGGAGCGTTCAAGTGTCTCAATCGCAGCGACGACCTTTTCCATTGCTTTGTCCGCACGTTCCTTGTTGCGGAGGAACAGATCAAGTTCTTTGTCTTTAAGCGTTGCAAGTTTTGCAGAAGTCTTTTGCTGATACGACGTTAGCAGGATTAGCCTACGAACACGCTTCTGCGCGATAAAGGTTTCCATTTCGGTGATGGATTGCTTTCTTATGTCAGGATGCGCGTAAGGATGTGGTTGTGTCATGTCAGCACCATACCAATTTTGTAACCGATGGATTGTTTGCAGCCAACTGAACAGCCCTATCCGGTGTCCAATAGTGATGCCAACCCATTCTTTTCTGAAACATCCATTCCTCCATAATTCTTGAAGATGATCCCATCGCAAGTTCTGCCGCTCGGATTGTTTCCTGTGTGTAGGTATTCATCTAGATAATCTCCGGTCGCGGTAGTTTGCCGCTAGGGCTTATTGCTGCATCACTGGGGCGCCCATTGACTGACTCCGAGGTGCGCGATACGAAAAGGCCCCGCTCCCATGCGGCGCGGGCCTCCCATGCGGCACGGTAATACGCTTCATAAATCTGGACTATTCGAGCCGGATCGACCGACAGCTTCTTGGCCTTGGGGAACATATCGAAGTGTATGTCAACTACATCCCGCGCACTCCCCGTCATTGGCCTGATCTCCGGTGATCCGACCGCTTTTTCATGGCTCTCGCATAAACCCATGCATAATACATCCAAGCCAATGCGAGTAAGATCAATGCGGCCAATAAAGTCCCGGTAAGTGCAGCAATCCACCATCCGAACCAACCATATTGGCTTATCTGTTCTACTTTTGTCGATAACCACACTGAAGTTATACACACGAGAGAAACCCCCCCTTTCCCGCTTGGTGCGTTTGATACATAAGCCCGGTCATTCCCTGCACTCCGCAATCAGGGCTTTGATGATCGCGGTCAGCCATGCGCGGGCGGGGTGGTCAAGGATTTCTGCGGAATATGCCACACGATTCGTTTTCCATACTTCTGCAAAGCTCACGCCAATTGCGAAAGCCCACCCCGGCAGCACCGCCTCGTGCAGCGCCTTGGCGGTGTCGAGTGAGCCGTTGAATGTTCCAACGAAAAAAGCCTGCCTGTGACTAGCAAACCCGTTATACACATCATCCCCCGAAACACGGGTTAGGTCTCCCAACTCGACGCATTGGAGTAATTTTTGCAACGCTTGCTTGCGGCTCATGGCTTCATCTCCATAATCAAACCAACAATCTGGTCAGGCCACACCCACCAAACCGGGAATGCACCTTCATTTTGCGCGCGCTGAAAATCGCCACCGTTGCGACACTGCCTCCCCATTTGGTCAAAGCACATCGCGGTGAAGTCGTAACCACGCCAACCCGTTACATGTAGGTGAGCCGTGTTGTTATATTCCGGGTGGCTGGTTAGTGCGCGGCTAGCACGGTTAATCCAATCCTGATACGATGAAAAGGACTGGCCTTCGACGGCGATAAATTTGGTCATGGCTTGGCCTTTTCAGCGATGTACTTTTTGACAGCTACCTGAATTGCCAAGGCCAAAGGTATCAGGACCATAAGCCCGGAAACTATCGGCCAACCAGAAACAGCGGAGGCCAAAGCCACCACGCAATACCCAAGCAAAAGTAAAATGGTGGCGGTTAAGAAAGTGAGGTGAATCATATCGTTTTTCTGATTGATAAGTCCCCATTTATAAAAATCCCAAAGTTTTTTCATGGCGTAACCTCCTTTGCGATGCGGGCCACGGCGTCAGGGTCGGCGGCAGACATGATCTTGGAATAAGCGTTTCGAAGCGTATATGCAGCCGCCTCGTAGTCAGAAACATATCTGCGTGATCCGCCCCATCTCGCCGCATCGTCGCAGCGGGTAGCCTCGTCTGCGCACCATTTAGCCGCCGCTTGCAGCCCCGCCACCACCGCCGCTTCAACGCGGGCGTCGGACGCCGCCTCGGTGATGTAGGGCAGAAGACCGGGATATTCCTGTTCCTGCCAAAATCCCATGGCGTCAATAATTTCCGGCATTTCAACCCATATCCGTTTTGGGGCGTTGGTCATTTCCATTCCTCCTGAGCTTGTATTACCGTGGCCGCAGTCCGCCCGACTGGGTCGGCCCAGATGGCCCATG